GTGTGTGAACCGAATAGCTTCCTTAAAGATTTGAAGACTCTGTGTTCAATCTTCTTCAAATACTTTCCCACCATGAGGTTATACCTAGGCGACCTAGGAGATATAACTCGGGGGACAGGATCAGCTTTCGACGTAAAATCGGTCTTCTCTCTCTTGACGAATACCTCAACCTTAGAATCTTTCCAAGAAAGTGGCTTTTGCAGAAGCGACTCACTCGCATCCTCGTACCGGCGCTTCTTTGCACCCTTACATGACTCAACAAATTCCTTTGTTGACCAGGGGGTGGTCTTCGGCAACAACGGCAGAAGGAGGAGCCTGACTCTTTCGAGCCGGGCAGAAAAGTTCAAAGGCTTTGGAGGGCGCACGAAATGACCATTCTCCTTAACGAAGAACACCCGTTCTGTGACAGCCCTTTTTAAAGCAGAGATAGTGTGATTGAACGGCTTGATGACCACCTCATCTGAAATGCCGGCAATTCGAACAAACCATCTGTCCTTCACCATACCCAATGACTTCGGCACCACCACCATCTGGTCAAGCTCAATAAACGGTGACTGTGTTTCAGTGCAGGCTTGACCAGGTAAAACCACTGGGCATCCCTAGCTGGAAGAGTCACCAAATGGCAACTCATCCTCATATACAATGGTGGAGGCCAACTCCTCACAATCATTGTACATGCCAGACGGAATAAACGACAAGAAAAGAGCCTCGTCAATAACATTAATTTTGTCCTGAATACGCAATGATGGACAAGATTCATCAATGAAATTACGAATCCATTTCCTCGTTACTTTGGTGTTAGCTCCATTTCGAGCACGAACACCAAATTGGAAATACGCACGCTTGCCAACATAATTAGCAAATTTCCCGGTGCGCTTCTTAGTCGCAAACTCCGCCTGGGCCTCTTCCAAACTGAACGAACCTTCCCTGTAGTTTTCCATCCACACCTTAGCTTGGTCTTCAAGGACATCCTTGGTAGACCAGAGTAAAGATGTGACGTTGACAACAGATTCAATACAGCCATCCACAGTCTTCCTTACCAACTTCAATCCACGGGCGAGCAAATTAAGTAGGAAAATAGCGAAAGTTAAGGGGGAAAGGATTACTCTGACAATAAATGCCATAGCAGATTATACTTAATCAGCG